TCATCAGCGAGAAAGAAGGCAATGCGCTGGTGGCCGTTGTTGATCCGGGTGGGGTCTGGTCTTTATGTCACGGCGTGACCGTTATCGATGGCAGGCGTGTTGTTAAAGGCATGACGGCCACTGAGGAGCAATGCCGGAAGGTTAACGCTATTGAACGCGATAAGGCATTAGCTTGGGTTGATCGCAATATCAAAGTGCCTCTGACAGAACCACAGAAGGTGGGTATCGCATCCTTCTGCCCGTATAACATCGGCCCCGGTAAATGCTTCCCTTCAACTTTCTACAGGCGCATCAATGCCGGTGATCGAATAGGTGCATGTGAGGCAATTCGCTGGTGGATTAAGGACGGTGGACGTGATTGCCGTCTGACTAAAGGCCAGAAGAATGGCTGTTATGGTCAGGTCGAGCGGCGCGATCAGGAAAGCGCACTTGCGTGCTGGGGGCTGGACCAATGAAAATTAATCCGGGTCTTTTTTGCGTTGTCGTTATTGCTGGCCTTTCGATCGCTCTCGTTAAGAGTTGCTCAAACACCAGTAGCCTTCAGAGCGATAATGACGTTCTGCGAAGTGACAACTCTTTGCAGGAGCAAGTGATCGCCACTCAGGCATTCAACTTCAATCGGTTCAATCAGCTTGCAGAACATGCCAACAGGCTTAACTCCCTGATCGATACCAGCACCGAAGAAACCTTAATCGAATACCGGGAGATTCTTCGCCGTGAAAAAACCTGTGATCTGCCTGTTCCTGCTGATATCGCTGGCGGGTTGCTCGAATACGCGCACCGTTTACGTGCCAGCGCCTTGCACACCGATACCAACAGACCTGACACAGCCGATGATCGTGCCGCTGCCGCCAGCTCAATGACGTACTGTCAGGCGGTCTTGTGGATAAAGCCGCTACTGGCCGTAATTGAGAAGGGCAACAATAATTTCGCTGGCATAAGGCAGATCGAGCTGGAAAGAAATTACTAGGGATGGCTCATCCTTGAGCACACGGGTATTCCTGAACGACGGCTTTACCTGACATAGCAAAGCACTATTAAATTGTAGAAAAGACTCAATATTTAACAAGAGAAGCGCAGCAATGTAAAAAAATGCCCTCATAGGGAGGGCTACCAGAGTCTCAGTTTCACTTGCTCTTTTTATTGATGATTCCCTGGAGTTGGCAAACTCCTCATCAGAGTCCTAAACAGCCTGGCAAATAGCCAGTAATCAACAAGCATAAGCGGTAGCGATTAGGATAATCCTTACCTGATCATTTGGGCTGGGCAGAAACATCAAATGCTTTGATTATCCATAGGGCTGACATAGAGACTGCAAAGGTATAGAGTTGAGATGTCTTTATGGAATGAGGATTAACATGAAAGGTAAAGTGATTATCGCTGCTATGGCTTTTGTATCTTTCAGTGCTTTTGCGGAAGAGGGGCAGTATCTTTCTGATTTCGCCAGTGCAAAAAGCACGTCTAAAAGCTACTCCCAGCTGATTAGTAAAAACAAACTACCTGCATGGGTAAAAAGTGGTGGCACGAGCACGCCATCAACCGAAGTAACTGTTGCGGGCAAAAAGTATATTGCGCTGTCAGGGTGTAAACCACACAGTTGTCCAGAAGAGAATATTGCTGTTCTCTACTCACCTGATAGCGGTGATATTCATGGTGTGTTTTCTGATTTCAATGCAGAAAAGAATCGTGAGACATTGACCTGGTTAAACCTGGATCCGATTGATTCTGATGCGATGAAAAATGCCCTTTTCAATCGGCTGTACGGCAATTAAATAACCCAAGCTTCAAACTGTAATCCACCAGTTTGAAGCTTCAATACACGAATCAATCGCCTCACAGTGTGTAGGTCGCTCACATAGCACCCTCATTCCGCTTAACTTTAGCAATGAATTCCTCTGTGATTGATAGACCCGCTATGATTTCCGAATTTAAGACGGAAGCACCAAATTGGCTTACAAGGTCCAGAAGCGTTTCATATGTCTGGATGAGTTCCATTAGATCGGAAATCACTAATTGGTCATGCTCAGTGCGCAAATGAGACCGGGCAGAGGCTTGATGCACTATCCACTCGAGATTGGCCTTGATTTTCTGTACGTCATCGTAGTTATACATATTTCATAAGCTTAAATCCTCATTTCAAGATTTCTTTGAGAAAAATACTTCATTGCTTCAAATACTGAAGCTGTGAGTGACGTCTAAAGTTCATTCAGTTTAGAGGTAACAATGGCTAAGCCGGACTGGGGCGAGCTGCAGAAGCGGTTCCTGTCTGATCACGCTGCTACTAGCATATCCCCTAAGGAATGGTGCGAGGCACATAACCTTAATTATGTAACTGCTCGCCGCTATATCAAGAAAACTGCTGCGCAAAATACAAAAATTTACCCGCGAAAGTTAGTGCGCACTGCGCAGAAAGATAAAAGCGCAGAAGATCTGGTGGATATAAAGCTAAGCGCGAAGGTAAAGCGCTTTATTGCTGAATACCTGAAGGACAATAACGCCACGGCCGCTGCTGCGCGTGCTGGTTATAGCGACCCAAACTACGGTCGTCAGCTCATAGCGAATCCTAACGTTGCGCAGTCTATTGCGCAGCAGCAAAAAGCGTCCATTGCGCGCACGCTTGGCAGTGCCGATGAAGTCCTCGCGCAGATGTGGCAGCTCGCCACCTTCGATGCAAACCAGCTTTCGCAGTATCGTCGTGGCGCATGTCGTTACTGCTGGGGCTTTGGTCATCAATATCAGTGGCGTGATGCAGTTGAGTTTGAAGAGAAAAGGCTCGAGGCGCTTGAGCGTGACAGACGTGAACCCGAAGATTCTGGCGGTTACGGTTACGACCACACCCGAGAGGCCAATCCAGAATGCCCGCGCTGTAATGGTGACGGCATCGGCCAGCCTTACTTCCCTGATACTCGCAAACTCCCGGCTGCTTCCAGGCTCGCATATTCAGGCGTGAAGGTCGGCAAAAATGGCGTCGAAATCACAGCAATCAGCCGCGAAAGAATGTTCGAAGCAGTGATGAAACGGCTTGGCCTTGCTGACAGCGAGTTCGCCCAGCGCCTGCAGCAGATTGAAATCGAACGCCGGCTGCTTGAGGTTGAGAAACTCCGCAAAGAGCTGGCCGGTGATGGTGAGGACGATGAACCAACGCCAGTTGCAATCAATATCAACGTAGTGGATGCGAGGGCAGACGATAGGGATCAGCCCGACACTTAACATTCCTCAGGCGCGCTTTCTCGCGATGCAGCACAAATTCAAAGCCTATGTCGCCGGGTTCGGTTCCGGTAAGACGTGGGTGGGTTGTGGCGGCATCTGTAAGGGGATGTGGGAGCACCCTAAAATCAACCAGGGTTATTTCGCGCCGACGTACCCGCAGATTCGTGACATCTTCTACCCGACGATTGAGGAGGTGGCCTTTGACTGGGGGCTAAGCGTCAAAATCAACGAGGGGAACAAAGAGGTTCACTTCTACGAGGGGCGACGATACCGCGGGACCACAATCTGCCGCTCTATGGAGAAGCCCGGCTCGATAGTTGGCTTCAAAATCGGAAACGCGATGGTCGATGAGCTGGACGTCATGGCGGCCGCCAAAGCGCAACAGGCCTGGCGAAAAATCATCGCTCGTATGCGTTACAAGGTTGATGGGCTACGTAATGGCATCGATGTAACTACGACGCCAGAAGGTTTCAAGTTCGTCTACCAGCAGTTCGTGAAGGCGGTACGTGAAAAGCCCCAACTGGCAGCCCTGTATGGGCTGATTCAGGCCAGCACGTTCGACAATGCGAAGAATCTACCGCCTGATTACATCCCATCGCTGCTGAGTTCTTATCCGGATGAACTGATTCAGGCATACCTGCGAGGGAAATTCACCAACCTTAACAGCGGGACCATTTACCACACATTTAACCGCAAGCTGAATAACTGTTCTGACGAGATTCAGGACGGGGATCCGCTGTTTATCGGTATGGACTTCAACGTTGGAAAAATGGCCGCGATTGTTCACGTTAAGCGTAATGGCCTGCCGCGCGCGGTCCGTGAGCTGGTGAAGGTCTACGACACGCCAGCGATGATTAAGCGTATCCAGGAAGAGTTCTGGCGCTACGAGGGTGGCCGATACGTTAAAAACCGGGAGATTTACATCTATCCGGATGCCTCCGGCGACTCCCGCAAGTCCCAGAACGCCAGTAAGACCGATATCGCCCAGCTCAACGATGCGGGATTCAGCGTCATCGTTGATGATGCAAACCCCCCGGTTAAAGACCGCATCAACTCGATGAACGCCATGTTCTGCAACGCCAACGGTGAACGCCGCTATCTGGTTAACGTCCAGAACTGCCCGGTTTATACCGAAAGCCTCGAGCAGCAAATCTGGGCGGCAAATGGCGAACCGGACAAATCAGCAGATAACGATCACCCCAATGATGCTGGTGGGTACTTCATCGTGAAGGATTACCCGATCGTGAAACCGGCATACTCAATCACCATGGACACCACTTTCTGATATGGCAAACGACGACATCACCTGGGTTCGACCAGAACACCGGGCGGCTTCTGCTGCCTGGCGGAAATACAGGGACTTTTGCAAAGGCGCTGAGGCCGTAAAAGCGGCGGGTAATAAATATCTGCCGTATCTCGATCCAACCGATAAATCCACGCGTAACCGCAAACGCAACGAAGACTATCTGGGTCGCGCGGTGTTCTATGCCATTGCCGGCAACACGAAAATCGGCATGCTTGGAATGGCGTATCGAAAGGATCCCACTTTCAACGGTCCTGAAAAGCTGAAATACCTGCTGGATAATGCTGACGGTGCTGGTACCAGCATCTATCAACAGTCGCAGCTGGTGGCCGAGAACGTGCTGGAGGTGGCGCGAGAGGGGCTTTATGTCGATTACGCTGAAGAATCCGACGAAGCAATTATCCTCCGCTACCCGGCAGAGAACATCATTAACTGGCGAACAAAGCGTATTAACGGGCGCGATCAGTTGGTGCTGGTGGTCCTGCGCGAATGCGTAGAAGAGCCGGATGGTTACGCTTACAAGGATGAAATCCAGTACCGTGAGCTGGCGCTGCAGGAAGGGAAGTTTAACTGTCGGGTATGGCGCCGGGCAGGTGGCACAGCAAGCGGAACCTACACCGTCGACAGTGAATACCGTCCTAAGCCAAAAGGGCAGGACTACTGGGATGAAATCCCATTCACATTCGTCGGGGCCCAGAACAACGATCCCACCATTGATGATTCACCGCTGGCTGCGCTAGTGGAGATAAACCACGGGCATTACCGTAACAGCGCTGACTATGAAGACAGCGTGTGGTTCTGTGGCCAGGTGCAGCCGTACATGACTGGGCTCGATACCGGCTGGCGCGATCACCTCGAGAAGAAGGGCGTGAAAATTGGTTCCCGATCACCGCTTTTGCTTCCCAAGGAGGGCTCGTTTGGCTATGCCCAGGCGCAGCCGAACATGCTGGCTAAAGAGGCCATGGACAGTAAGCGCGATTATATGGTGCAGCTGGGCGCCCGGCTGATTGAACAGAACGCTACGGCGAAGACTGCGACGCAGGCTAGCGGGGAACAAACATCCTCAACGTCGGTGCTCGGTATCTGCGTCTCGAACGTTTCCGAGGCCTATACGCTGGCGCTTGGCTGGTGTGCGAAATACCTCGGCATTAAGGGCGAAACGACGAGTTACACCATCAACCAGGAGTTCATCGCGAAGGTTGCCGAGTCGGGCATGGTGACGGCAATCGTCAACGCCTGGCAGTCCGGTGCGCTGCGCGATAGCGATATGATTCGCGCATTGCAAAAGCTTGACCTCATTGACCCGGCCGACAGTCCGGACGAGGTTATTGATGTGCTTCGCAATCAGGCACCAACGTTGACGGGAGGCTGATATGGCCACCATTAACGAAAGCCTGCGCGATGAGTCGATCGCACATTCCGTCTGGTTAAGTCGCTACGCCACCGGTGTGGCAAACCGGATGGTGAAGTTGCTTAACGAAACGGACGCGGATCTTTCGGCACGGCTACTAGATGCGCTGGACAGATTGCCGCCGGAGAGCTTCACCGTTAACCGTCTGGAGAGTTTACTGGGCAGCGTGCGCGAACTTAACCATCAAGCCGTAGCGTCCATGCAGGCAGGGCTCGAGAGTGAGCTGGTGGCGCTGGCAAAGAACGAAGCCAGTTATCAGCTGAGCCTGTTCGATTCCCTTCTGCCATCACAGGTCCTGTCTCACTATCCGCTGCAGGGTATTACAGCCGATATGGTGTATGCCGCGGCGATGGCGCAGCCCTTTCAGGGGCGGCTGCTGAGTGAGTGGGCGGATAATCTGGAATCGGACAGGCTGGCGCGGATAGTGAACGCCGTTCGAAGGGGGTATCTTGCCGGCGACACGGTAGAAACAATCGCGCGCAGTGTTCGCGGCCACGCCAATAAAGATTATCGCGACGGCGCGCTGCAGATGAGCAGGGCAAATGCCGCCAGCATCGCTAAAACAGCTGTGAATCATCTGGCTGCCACAGCGCGCAACAGCTTCACCAGTGCCAACAGCGATATCGTGAAAGGCAAACAGTGGCTGTCTACACTGGACAATAAAACCAGCCACGACTGCATTATTCGTGACCTGCTGCGTTACACCCTGGATAACAAACCGGTCGGGCATAAGGTGCCTTACCTGCAGGGACCCGGGAAGATTCATTTCTGCTGCCGTTCTACTGAAACTCTGATTCTCAAGTCTTGGCGCGAACTCGGCATTGATATTGATGAGATGGCCGAGGGTACTCGTGCCAGCATGGATGGCCAGGTGCCAGCTAAAACCTCGTATCTGGAATGGCTCGCGCGCCAGTCGGCACAACGCCAGGATCAGGTTCTGGGTGCCGAGCGTGGACGTCTGTTCCGCGCGGGTGAAATCGACCTGGCTGATATGTTCACTGACAAAGGCGAGTGGATCAGCCTGGAACGGCTGAAGCAGCTCTCAGGCACAGACAACTAACAATCACATCTTACTCCACGCCCTGGCATCCGCCGGGGCTTTTTTATGGGCGAGGCCCGGCAAAATCCCGAGGGGAAATTATGTTAATTCGAAACATGCTTCTGAAATATTAAATTTCCATTTCAAATCAGTTGGTTAAAATGCTTTTCTATGCTCTTGAACCTTCTGGGATGCCGGTCAAAGCATGCATTCGAATACGCTATCGTTCGGTTGAATTCTGACAAAACCCGAATGTTGTGGACTACCCGGTGGACTAAGTTGGACTGGCACCAAATGCCTATAAACGGAGGATTTATGTCGGTTAAACCTTTAACCAATACTGAAATAAAAAATGCTAAAATCCTAAAGGCAGCATATAGCCTATATGATGGTTTTGGATTGCTACTTTATATTTCAAGTTCAGGTTTGAAAACGTGGCGATTTCGATATGTTCACCCTTTAACTGGCAAGAGGCAAACCTATACAATAGGGCGATATCCTGAGTTCAGCCTTGCTGAGGCTCGAGAGGAAAGGGAACGATTGAGGAAAATACTTTCGCGAGGTATCGATCCAAATGAAGTCAAAAAAGAAGAAAAGTATGAGTTTCTTAGGAGTAAAGCAAATACCTTCACGTTAATAGCCAATGAATGGCTAAGCTTCAAGGAGAAAGAAGGGTTACGCGAAAGCACTCTTAGAAATTATTATTACACTGTACAGAAGTTAATTAAGACTTTTGAGAGTCAGGATATTACAAAGTTAAAGGCAGTAGTTGTCATTGAAAAGCTGAAGGTTTTTTCAGACAAGCCGGTATTGCTAAGGAAGCTGATCTGCTATTTAAATGCAATAATTGACCATGCTGTAAATAGCGGTGTCATTGAATTTAATCCGCTGTCAAAAATTAGAAAGGCCTTCCCAATTGTAAAAGGCAAGTCTTTTCAAACGATTGAGAAGGAAAAGCTACCTCAGTTTCTTATAGCGTGGGGGAACGCTAAAATTTCTCCAGTTGTGAAATTAGCAGTTAAATTTCAATTGTTAACCATGGTCAGGCCGAGCGAGGCAAGAGGGGCTCGGATAAGTGAATTTGATCTGACAAATAAAGTCTGGAGGATACCTGCTGAGAGAATGAAGGGCAGGCGAGAACACGTGGTTCCATTATCATCTCAGGCCATAGAAATCATTCATAAAGCAAAGATGTATCGCCGTGGTGACTTCCTATTCCCTTCTGTTATTAGAAACAAAGGTTCTATAAGTAGTTGCGCTGTATTTAGAGCCTTTGAAAAATTAGATTTCCATGAGAAGCTTGTGCCTCATGGTTTAAGAGCATTAGCGTCGACAGTTTTGAATGAAGAGGGATTTAACCCCGATGTTATTGAAGCTGCTTTAGCACACAAGAGTGGTGACATCGTAAGAGATATATATAATCGAACCACATACATTGAGAAAAGAGTTTTGCTTATGCAATGGTGGGGGAATTACATTCAGGCCGCAGAATCAGGAACTCTGATAAAATCTCATGGCGAGCATGGTCTGAGATTGGTAGTTTGAAATAGAACATTAAGTGAGGTCAGCATGATTACTGATAACGAAATTTTACTAACTCATGAAGTCAAAGAGAAACTACGTTATAGCTCAAACTCGGCGTTCTACGAATTTATGAAAGATCGTAGTAATGAGTTCCCCTTACCATTCAAAGTAGGAAATCGGAATTGTTGGTATAGACAAGATGTTGATTCTTGGCTGGAAAAACGCAGCAAAGTTAGAGGATTAGACACTTACAAGCTCCCACGAAATCATTCTCACTTAGCTAAGTAACAGATGGCGTATTCCGTTCGTATTTCTGAACGACTTGAGCCGGCGTATGGCTACTTATCAGCAGGTGGCCAGTAAACGCGGTTATAAGTTGCAGCAATGTAAGGGTGCTAAAGAGGCTCTTGAACGCGAGGAGATTCAACTATGGCGTAAGTATCAGCCTGAACTGTTAGGTGAAGATGTTCACGAGCCGTTCACTGAAGTTCGCTCAGCTCCGGATGGAAACAAAAATCGAGTTCATGAATATCTTGCGTGCTCTTGCGATGTAGAGCACTCACAATAAGTTCGTCGCGACAGCTCACTAAACAATTCGAAAAGGTTAATGCCATGAAGAACAATTATGCCCGTCTGGGGCAGGGCTTCGCTCATCTTAAAAACTCCTTGCCTTGTTATTCAACTGAAGGGTATGCTTTAAAAACACCAGCAAAATCTGGTGTCGGGCGTGAGAACCCGGATAAGCAAAAGGCGATACCAGACGCCTATAGCGTCTTTTTTTGTGTCGTAATGCCAGTACATCTACATTCAGCGGGGAAGATCCGCGTCGAATCTATGGTGGCGCTGGCGGGGCAGCCGAAAGGCTGGCCGGTATCCTTTTGCACCGGTATTCTCACCCCCGTCAGTGTCACCACCCTTTATGAGCGTGAGAACTCAGGTGGTGACTCCAGTAAGCAAAAGGAGGCTGCCACATGGCTACTACCCCAACCCAAAAACTGCCCAAATTCACCTGGCTTTTCCTCGGCACGCCGAAAGGTCAGACGTGTACTCCCGTTGTTATCCGCATCGTTGCCGACAGTGAGCAAGAAGCCCGCGAGTTTTATTCCCGCTGGGATCTTATCTTTG